AAGGGGGTAGCGAATCCCCCTTTTAAATGTTACCATAACGATAACGGTCCTAATTAAAAATCTTAAACCCCTTTTACAAGATTAATACATTGTTTTAAATATTCTTTAGATCTTGGAGATGGTGTATATTCATCGTCAGTTACTTGTAGATTAAGTATTTTCTCAATGTCTTTAACCAATTCAGTTCCGTGTTCGTTCTCTTTATATAACTCAATAATTTTATTCATAGACTTATGACATTCACCACTAGTCTCATCATAATAATGTTTATTACGGAACTTATTTAAATGGTTCATCATTTCATATGCCAAATGTTCTCCACCATCCTTAACATCTTTGAATAGTCTGATGTTATTTAGGATACCTAAAGTATCTACAATTCCATTAACCCCTTTGTTTCTTTTTGAAACACCTGGAGAGTATTTTGTATAATCTTCTGAATCTCCAACAATCTCATCCAACGGGATAACATTCTCGGGCATACATCTTGGTTTAACTTCGCCCTTATTAACTTTAGATTTTTCATCTTCGCTAAGTATTCTACGTAATGTAGTCTTAATTGCTCTTTCTGTTATAAATTTTTTCATAATAAAAAACTTTTTAATATAAATACCGCATAAACAATAAGTTTTATAGTATTTATTAATATAAATATATGTGAGTATGGTTAATATTGAACAAATCGTTAGAAAAGTTTTAAATGAAACTTATAATCCCAAATCTATGGTGATTGTGGAGGATATTAAAACATCTAGTAATTTGGATTACCACATTAAAAATAATTTAACTATTTCCGAGAATATCTTTAGACCATATTCGGATAGTTACTTTAATTTAGTTTGTGAGGTCAGAGAATTATATAATAACGGATCCATTGATTTACCTAAGAATGATTTATGGTTAATTGAAACGGATCTTGGTAATGTCGTTAAATTAACGAATGGGGAATATGTTTCATTGGATTGTCCTTATTTGATTGAGGATGATGAATTGTTATCTGAAGCTGAATATCAAGGTAAGAAGGTGAAGGTTGGTTATCCAATGAGAGATTCTGGAGGGAAGAAGAAATATAAGGTTTATGTTAAAAATCCAAGTACTGGAAATATTAAAAAAATCACATTTGGTGATGTACACGGGGGTTTAACTGCCAAGGTATCCAATCCTAAGGCAAGAAAAAGTTTTGCGGCTAGACATAAGTGTAAAGACAAAAAAGATAGGACTAAGGCTGGTTATTGGGCGTGTCGCATAAATAGGTATGGTCACCTGTGGGGTAATCGTACTTATTCGGGGTATTGGTAAATATAAACACTTATTTACTGGTAAAAAAAATATTTCTTAATATTTATATATAAACATATTGTTATGGTTATATATGAAATTAGAAATAATATAAACGATAAGATTTATATTGGTAAAGATACGACCAACAGAAATTCGTATTATGGGTCAGGAGTTCTTATTAAACGAGCAATGGAGAAGTATGGGAAAAATAATTTCACAAAAAGAATTATAGATAGAACAGATAGTTATGAAGAATTATCAAAAAAAGAAATCTATTGGATAGAAGAGTATAAGAAAACCCATATTTTATATAATATTAGTAACGGTGGGGATGGTGGTGATACTTTATCAAAACACCCCAATATAGACGAAATTAAATTAAAAATATCTAACTCATCTAAAACAAAAGGTCATACATATGAGGAAGTGTATGGTGAAGAAAGATCTAAAAACTATAAAAATAAATTAAAATCAAAGTTATATCTATCGTTGAATAGTGAAAAATGTATTCAGAATAAAAAAAGATATTGGAACAACTATTGGAAGAATTATCAAAAAAAATGTATTGATGTTAAGGAGAAATTAAAAAATTGTGTAATTGAAGATGTATCTGACGATTTAATATCATTATTTAAATCAATAAGAAGTGAGAATAATATTATGAATTTTACTAACTCTAAAGGTTTTTATGAATTTTTTGATGATGAAAGGGTTGATAAATTATTCAAAAGGAAAAATAAAAAAAATAAAATCTGTATTAACTGTGGTAGGGAATTTGTTTATGGGAATAATACGGAAATACACTGTTCTAAAAAATGTGTAGTACGAAAAAATAACCCAAATTACGATTGTAAACATAAAAAACAGATAATTATAGATAATGTTAAATATGATTCTATTACAGAAGCGTCTAATAAATTAACAATTGATAGAGGTGTGATAAGGTACCGTTTGAAATCAAATAATTTTGGGAATTATTCTTTTTTATGAATTGTAAATTAATTAGTTAAGAACATAAAAACAAAATTATTAAACATAAACAAAGAATGAGAATTAACGAAGAGAAATATACCGAAGAATATTTAGATAAAACTGAGAAAATGATTAATAGATTTATATCTAAATACAGACCATTTTCTGATGATAATTTTATTGGATACAGAGCCATTGTTGGTCAAGAAATATATTCTGATTTTTTAACGGTTAAATTAATGGGGGTGTTTGAAAATTCATATAGTAGAGACTCTTCAGATACTGCAAATCATAATACAATAAAATTAATTAGACTTTTAAGAGATACATTTCCCTTTTTAAAGGGCGCAAGTATTAAAGGAGGAAGTACCTCTACTAACGATTCATATCTTAACTATATTAAATATGAAAAACGATGGTTAGGTAGGGACGTAGTTGAATCCCAAACACCATACAAACAAACAATAAAAGACGGAATAAAAACACGTAAATTTGATCAGAACATTGACGAACACGAACTTAAATGGCATCGTGATGAAAGTGATCGTGTGGTTAAAGTTGTTAAGGGTAATGGTTGGAAATTCCAAATGGACAATGAATTACCGATAACATTAAAAGAAGGGGACAGAATAACCATCCCCTCTGAAACATATCATAGAGTGATTAGGGGTACAGGTGATTTAATTATAAAGATCAAAGAACTTTAATTATTTCACAATAACATAATCAACAGACAAAAGGGATTTCAACTTGGAAGGGTTACCTCCACCATAAGAGATTGCACTTTGTAACGATTCCTCAATAGATTTTAATTTAACAAATATTGATTCTTGTTTAAATGGGACTAATTTCTTAATTCCTTCAACTCTTTCATTTTTTCCTGTTTGTTCTGATGATGCTGATCCCCAAAATGTTTTATACCAAACATTATCAACTTGTTTTAATTTTCCTGGGGATTCTTCATATCCGGCAAACATTCCACCAACCATAACCATATCGGCACCCAAAACCAAACTTTTAACAATGTCCGAATGTTCTTTAATTGAACCATCAGCAATAATTGGTTTTTTTGCAACCTCACAACAATCTTTAATCATATTTGCTTGCCACCCACGATTACCAAATCCAGTTGAATGATATGTTGTACAGGCAGATCCTCCACCAATACCACATTTAACTGAATCACAACCCCATTTCTCAAGATCAATTACACCTTCAGGTGTTGATACATTACCACCAATGATAAACGTACTCATCATTTTCTTTCTAAGGTGGGTAACCATTTTTTTCATTTTTATTGAATGTCCGTGAGCAATATCAATTGTAATAAAATCGGGAAATAGATTTTTGGATATTAGTTCGTCTATCAAAGTATAAGAGTCTTCATTAACGCCTATTGAGATTGAGGTCATTAATCCCATCTCCTTCATTGTCGTTACAAACTCAACAACATCGGTACCAAATCTATGTAAAATATAGAAATACCCTTCTCTAAATAGTTTTATTGCCAATGAGGTATCAATAATACTTTCCATATTTGCAGGAACCACAGGTAATTTAAATTTATAACCACCAAACTTTGTTGTAACGTCACATTCGGATCTGGATTCAACCACACTATATTTAGGGATTAATGTTATATCCTCAAAATCAAATTTTTTCTTCATATTTACTTAAAAGTATTTAGTTTAAACATTCAAGAAAAATAATCGTTATATTTATTACTATGAACATCATGGAAACAATAAAGAAAATAATCAATGAAGACAATAGGATGAGAGGTAATATTCGTCAGATAGTGAGGGATATTGTAATTGTATTTAAAAATGAAGACGAGGGAGAATTCCAATTACCTGAATATTTTGAGGATCGTGATGAAATGGTTTATAACTTTATTGGGTTACCAGTTCCATTATCTGTTGAGGTTGATTTAAATATTGATGAATCAATTGATGGTTATGAGTTGGATGCCGATTATTATAGAGAAGAACATACCATTAATCTTAAAATAACTTATAGTCCAGAAGAAAAGTCCCAATCAATGTATGATATGATTGGTGAATTGAATGAACTAATTGCTCACGAATTAAAACATACAAGACAACGAGTTACCGGTAATTATGATCTTGATGTTGAGGAACCTGAAGAACCTTTACAGTATTACACACAACCCCACGAAATTGATGCACAATACTTTGGGTTTAAAAGACTTTCAAGATTAACAAGAAAACCATTTGAAGAAATTGTTAGAAATTGGTTTGATACACATCAAACACAACACGGATTAACGGATGATGAATCAGAGATTGTTATCGGTAAAATATTAAAACACAAAAATTAATGGGAAATAGGGGTTAACCTCTAAATCTATTAACTATCTTTTTTATTAACTCCCTAACAATTGCACTTGATCCAATAATTGCACCATAACTCAAAATTCTTTTAATTATTTGATTTACGGTATTTTGATCATACCCTGTTTGTGCCATTTCATATAGTTGTGGTAATAATGGGATAAGAAATGTATATGCTAACATATTTGCCATTTTACCCATCGTAATATTTAAACTACTAACAAATGATAAGAATGTGTCCTTTAAATTGGATGTTGTACTTAACACCTCATCAAAAACATTAACCAAACCTTTTTCTTTAATTGTATCAAGAATTTTTGATAATGCTTTTTTGTTTGAAGTATAATAAGTAACCATTGCTCCTGTAATCAATAGTGATATATCCAAACTTGTTAGTTCGGGGTGTTTACCCTCAATAAATTGTGATACTGGCATCATAAGACCACCAAGTGTTGAACCCCAACTCATTAAGAACTCAAAATCAAGTCCTGTTGTGTCCCGTGTTTCTTTTAAAACCTTTTCGGTAAATTTTTTCATTGACCTATAAGATCTTACGATTGATTCCGAAACACCCTCATTGAGTAGTGATCTATTCTGATTTTCTGTGATTATTATTTTCATAATTGATAATAATAAATATATGGATATATTTATTTGTATGGCAAATTTAAATTTAAATCCAGAATTGGGAAATGGGGATAGAGTAATCTGTATTTCAATGGATGATATGTATTCTCCTGTTCATATGGGAACACCAGGAACTGTAATGACTAAAAGTGTTGTTTTTGGTGATACTCAATATTATGTTGCTTGGGATAATGGATCCAAATTGGCACTTATTGCTGGTGTTGATAAGTGGGTTAGAGAAGAGGATATGAAGGGTAGAAGAAAGAAGACTGAAGAATCTGTTATGGAAACAACTAAAAAAGGTTTTTTAAAAGAAAACTTTTTCCAACAAAATAAAGAGTTGTTTAAATATTTTAATCACGCATTTTTACACAAATACCTAAAAAGTTTAAGAGAGTCTGGTGTTGTTAATATGTTAGGGGCGGCACCTTATTTTGTTCTTGGTTCGGAAAGAGTTGCTCACGAACATCATTATGAAGATAATAAAAATGAGGAATCATTTGAGGAAGTGGTTGAAATGGCTGATCAGGCAAGAGATGAAATGATTAGAGGAGCAATGAAACTACTTGAAGCAGAAGGAAAAGAAATCACACCGGAATCGGTTAAAAAAATAATGGATATTTATTCAAGAAAGATGGTAATGGCTTACACCAAATTTGCCGGAGGATATTTAAACACTAATTAATGATATTTATATAAAAACAAAAACTATGGCACAATATTTTTTCGGGATGACCCAAGCAGAAAAAAACGATATTTTAGAACAACACAAAACCATTTATGATGGTTATGTGACTGAATACGGACAAGGAAGTAATGAAACACCGTTATATGTTCAAGACTTTGCAAACGATAAACAAGGAATTACCGTATCCAATAAGGGTGTTGTTAAACCATATACCAATATGGGAATTAATGAATCTGATCTACCATTAGATATGATTGGTGATGGTGAGGATGACTTAATTAACGGAACAGTTGATATTGATGGTGAAAACCGTTTTGAAGATGGGGGTATTGAATACATCTCATTAGGTCTAAACGATGATGGTGATTACGATGATTATGCTGATGAAGATTATGACGATAAGTTTGATAAAGAATCTCAAGAAATTAAAAGAATAAATAGAGACTTAGGTAAAGACGAAGACGAATTAGATGAAGGATGGGATGATCATAAAATGAAACGACGTTATGATGATTATGATCCTGCAAACTTTAGAAAAATACCAAAAACTTTTCACCCAGGAATGGGAGATTATGAAGGAACAGAACTAATGAGTCGTGATGATGAAGAAGAGTTTGATATGTTTGACGATATTGATTTTTCAGGTGAGGTTGATGAAGACATTTTACCGGAATTTACGGAGAAGTTGAACGAGTCGTTGGATATGTTTAAAAGATTCAAAAATTATAATTAACATTTCTTTTAAAGAAAAATAAGTTAATTTAAGGTTAAATGGAAATTAATGAAATCATATCGTATTACATTCAAGATAATACAAGAAGATTAGAAGTTTCGTTCAGATTAATCAATGATGATGAAGATGAGGTTAGAAACGATATTATTAGTATTGAGGATGCCGAAAGTTTTGGATATAATCTAATTCAAGAGGGGTTTGATATCTTTGATGATGAAGACGAGGAAGAATTTGATGATTTTGACGATTTTGAAACAATAGATGAAGAAATATTAATAAATTACCTGAACGAATATTATATCGTTAACCCAAAAAGACTTCCAAAGACAGAATTATTTTAAAAGAGTTGATCCATTAAGGACCAACTCTTGTTAAAAATAATGTTACAGACATATCAGATCCAGCATTACCACTTGACCAAGTACCTGTAGTTCTCAATACCAATGACTCATCACCATCATCAATAATCTTTAAAGTTCTAACAGAACCATTAATATCACATTGAATGTATCCAAGATCATATTGTGTAGTTTGACCGTGAACGTAGTATGTGTATTCCTTAGTCCAATTAACAGACCCATCAGCGTTATTGATAGGGTTGAATCTAATCATACTGTAGTCCATTGAGATACGAGTAAAACCTACCTGAATGGAATCCATCGGAAACACCTCACTTGGGTTAACATACAAGTCACCAGGATAATAAACCATATTATTACTTGAGGAAGCATTATCTACTTGATCATAAGTGATTTTATCCACTCTGTATTCACCACTCAAACTAAGTAATGGTGATTGTTCGTACTTAACACAAGAAGTAAGTAAAAAAAACGATACTAAAACATATACAAGACTTTTCATAATTCTATTTTTTATTAGGTTATAATACAAAGATACAATAATTTTATTAATCCACAAGTATTTATATAAATATATGGAAACAAACTTAGACGAATTAATATATTTAATGAAAAAATTCACAACCAATAGTCACAATGGTGAAATTGGGGAACAAGATGATGTTCCTGCGGCAGCACCTACGGGTGGTGAGGATTATCCAACAGTTACAAAATGGGAAACAGGGTTAGTTAGGAGTGTTGCAAATACAATTGACGATAAGGTAACTTGGAAGTCTCTTAATACTCTTGTTAGAGGGAAAGGAAATACATTATTATGAAAAATGCTGATGAATTATTAAAACGAATACTTCTTAATATGAAGTATGATTCAAGGAAGACTTTAAATGAGAATAAAAGTTCAAGTAAGACCTTATTATTGGAGGCTCAGGAAATTCCATACACAATGAATCAAATTATGCAATTTCAAACTTATGTTTGGGATGTTGCGGAAAAATCAATACCATATTTAAACCCAAAAGAAACAAACGTAAAAAAGAAACAAAAAAAATCGATACTATGTGGGTGGGAGTATTGTACAAAAAACACTGCAGTGGATGGTCATTGGGGTGGTAATACCATTAAAGCTTGGGATAGACATAAAGTAAATTATATGAAATCAAATCCAGATTGGGATAAAGATAGAGTTGATTTTGCTTATAAAGTATCAGGACAAGAAATACCAACAACAACAAAACAAATAAAGAACTTCCAAAGATGGTATTTTGAGGAAAAAGAAAAACCAAAAAAAGGATCAAACGGGTTATATACAACAAAACTTTGTGGGAAACCTTGTAGTAAAGAAATTGCTATTGACGGATCTTGGGGTGGTAATACTAAAACTCTTTGGACAAATAATAAAGACCAATATCAAAAGTCAAATCCAAATTGGTGGATGGAAACTGATTGGTCAGCAAAAATTGAAAGAGATGCTAAAAGTCGGGTTGAAAGTCTTGGAACACTTGTGACGAATCCAATTTATGAGATAATTAATGTGGATAATCCATCTGGTTATAATGGTGAAGTACCTTTACCATCACAATCAAAAATGAGTAAGGCATATAATACCGCACCTGGAAAACCTGGGTCAAAATGGTTTACTACCTACCAGGTGGCAAATTACTATTATTTAGGTTGGGATTTAAATAATAATGTATTTCCTTACCCAAAACCTTTTAGTCAAGAGGAGATTAATAAGGTTACTAAAAATATTGAATCTAACGCTAAACCTTTATTACAATATGCAAATTCTTCATCAAATCCAGCAGCAAATATGGATTGGGAAACAAAAACAAGAATTTATGGGGATACTGAAACCGGAGGATTGTCTAACACATATCAAGGTAATATCGCAAGACAAGACGCATTTAAAAGTTCTTTGACAACCGCAATATATGCACCAATAAAAGAAATTGGTGAATGGAATGAGCTATTAAAAAATCAAAACACATTAATACCCCAATATTGTAAACCAGTATCTAAAACTCTTAAATTTAAAGAAGGTGAGGTGGTAAAATTACCTCCAGGGTCACCAACATATATTTCTGGTAGTAGAACCGTTAAAAATGGTGAGACTTCAGGTTCTTTTGGTAATGTAATAACATATTACATATCTTTATCTGAAATATGTCAAGATAATGGTGGTTTATGGGTTTATGAAGATTGGAAGTTTAAAGGAAATTGGTTTTCTGAGAAGGCAGATAGAATGTGTGGTTGTCGTTATATGGATAATTTAAATATTAATACTATTGGTATGTGGGGAATGGGCAATGTGGATAATATTAGTAGTGTTATCTCATCAACACAAACAACCACAGAACACTCGTATGAAGATTACGCACACGCGGCAGCAACTGTTGCCGAAATAGGATTAGCAATTGCGTCAATGGTACTCACAATGGGTGCGTCCGCCGGGGTTGTATCTACAACATTTCTTGCGGGAACAGAATCTGCAGTATTAGCACAAGCCTTTGGTGCCACAACAATGGTAGTTGGTGGTAGTACAACCGCAGGTGCGTTAGCAGCAAATCTTATGATTGGATCAACAATATCGGGAGTGTTAGACGCTTCGGCATATTATGCCGGTGGTGATAAATATATGGGGGGTATGATGATGGCCTTAAGTTTAATTCCTGGTGGTGAAGCATTATCATTATTAAGAAAGGCAACTAACTTTGTTGAGGTTGGTGGTAAAGAAGGTTTAGAACAGTTGTTAAAGAAGAAGGTATCAAAAACTTTAACCGCTGAAGAATCAATTAAATTAGGAAAAATTGAGAAGGAATTGGCGTCAAATTCAAAAGTGATTGAGGTTGCGGTAAACTCAAGAATTAATAATAACATTAAAACTAATTTGGTTAATGTTGTAAAAAAATCAAAAGCACCTTTAAAAGATGTTTTTAATTTGGTGACTTATCTTTATAATAAAGTCGGTAAATTCCCGACTTTAGTGTTTCAGTTAGGTGCATCAACATATGGTTTTGATGAATTATATTTGGCATTATATGGTAGAGATGAGGATAGACAAAATTCAGATATAAGAAAACTTTACTATATGTTAAAAGATAAACCATTACCTGAAGATTTTAAAAACGAATTGGCCGAAAAGGCGGAACAAGAGTTAGGAAGTTTTTTTAGTGGTGAAGGAGGTTTAAGTTGGAATGAAGAGGCTGCAAATAATGTAGATATAACCGAATTTCTTAGAAAGTCATATAATCGTAATCATCCAACCAATAAAATTATTTATGATGTAAAAGATGGTGGAACGTTTACACCATCATTAACTGATGTTGAGAATTATGGAGATATTATATGGACAGGAATGTCGGGAGATTCTGTTAGTGAATTACAAAAAATCATACAAGATAGATGGAAATTTAGTGGTTATGATAAAATGTTAGGTAACGAAGGGGTTAATGGAACCTATGATAAACGAATGGAAGATCTTATAAAAAAATTCCAATCGGATTTATCGGTTGAGAGTGATTTAGGTCAAATGAAACCAACAGGATTTATAGACGATACCACACTTAATTATTTAAGAAATTCAAAACAAAACGGAATAGTAAAATTACCAACTAAAAAAATTGACCCATATTCATTGAATAGTGATCAATATAATTTTTTTAAATGGTCACCAAGGAGAAATGTTTGGGATCCTGTTGATTATGAAACATATAAAAAATATAAAGAGTTAGGAACAAAAGTTACTGAAGTATTGAAATCATCGGAATTATTAACACCACAACAAAAAATAAACACAAAAAGAACTATTTTTAACAAATAAGTTAAATTGAAATTAATTAAAGACATTTAGCTTATGTGGGATATTTATAATAAAAATAATGAATTATGAAAAATTTAATTTTAGAGGAATTACATAGAATACATGAGATTATGGGAATCTCAACAACAAAAACATTATTAACTGAAGGTTGGGGTGATGATATAATAAAATACCTTA